AAAACAAAAAGAAGAACATTTCAGATATGATTGAATCTCTTCGTAAGTTAATTAAAAATGTTGGAGAAGCAACCGTAATTGCACCAATAATTAGAGATTTAATCGATTCATCTATTAAAAACGATGACCATTTAATTAAATTGGCAACAATTGCGCAACGATTGGCAGCTGCCGAAGCTAAAGGAATAGGTGAGGATGGATGGTTAAGTGATAATGAAAAAGCACAATTATTAGGAGAATTAGAAGATACAATTAGTAAAGTTGAAGAAGAACAGAAAGAAAAACTAAATGATATTCAAATTGAAATTGACGAAATAAAAACAAAATTATAAAATGATTAAAGATACATTTCTAGCATCCGTAACACGCGTATATCTTAAATCTGATAAAAAATTAGATAAAACCGGTGATTTTATTAAAAAATACAATGGTAATTCTAATTTTGATGATAACGATATCCGTTTTTTAGGAGTAGTAGAATTTAGTAGAGAATCGGCTATTAAATTAGAAGGATATGCTTTTCCATTTGATAAAAATAATATAACATATCCAATTGTTGGTGAAACGGTATTAGTATTGGAAATAGGTAATGATTATTATTGGCAACCATATTCAATAACACATTATCCCAATTATAGAGAAGATTATAAAACATCTGAATCTACAAAAGAAAAAACCACTCAAACAGTTGGTGTTGATTCTAAAAATAAAAATTACAAAGAAACAAAAAATACTGGTACACCAAATCAAAAACCAACCCAAACCAAATCTGATGAAAAAGGGTATGTTGTAAAAGAAAAAATAAAATTCTTAAATCCAAAAGAAGGTGATACTATATTAAGTGGTAGAGTTGGAAATACAATACGCTTTTCAGAGTTTAATTTAACAGAGGATGGCAAGACATCATCACCATCTATTTTTATTAGAAATAAACAAAACCCAGAATTAGACTCTAAAAAAATTGGTGAGTTAGTTGATGAAGACATTAATAAAGATGGTACATCGATATACCTTACATCCAATAAAGTAAAAGTTCCATTTGTAGAAACTGTAAAAAAAACAAGAGTAGGATTTAAAGATTTTCCAAATTCTAAAAATTTAAGTGGAGATCAACTATTTATAAATTCTGATAGAGTTGTAATATCTTCAAAGGCATATGAGTTTATTATTTTTGGAAAAGGTAATACCGGTGTAATAACAGATGGTAATTTTTCAGTAGATGCTGAAAAGGAAATTTACTTACATTCAAATAATAAAGTAACAATCCAATCAACGGGAGCAAACCAAATATTTTTAAATTCTGAAAATGGTAAAATATTTTTAGGAAAGAATACAGGTGAGGGAGATGCGGGTGCAGATGTTCAGAAAATGGTATTAGGTGGAGAATTGGTTAAGATAATGGGAGAGTTAATAGATGCGATACTTAAACAAAATTATCTAACACCAGCAGGACCATCTAAACCAGGTCCAGAAAATCGGGCTCAATTTAACTCTATAAAATCAAAGTTAAAAACAATATTATCTGCCAAAAATTATTTGAGTAAAAGCTAATGTCTTGGAAACGGTTTAAGGGTGAGTTATTGCCCCAAATGAATAGTTTTACTTTTGGAAAGGATTCTAATAAATTCGCCAAAGCATTGACACGTTCTTATGATTTTACTATAAAATCTGGATACTCAAATTTAACAGCCATACCACTAATATATGGGAATGTAGAGGGTATGGAAACGGCATTGATTCAGTTGTTACAGACTACTAAATTATCAAGTAAAAAAACTATATTAGATGTAATAGGACCGGCAGTCATACAATATTGGAGTGGTGCATCTTTATATTTATTACCACCAATTATACCTGCTCCGATGACATTAAGAAATATAGCCGTAACATCTGCACCTATTTTAAATGCCGGAAAATGGACAAATATAGTAGTACCACCTAATTCAAATAGTGAAATATTTTTAAATGCGTTTATACAATCGGCTAAATTACACTTAACAACTGTAACAGGCGCACATTTCTGTATTAGCCAATATCCACCACCTGCTGCCCCATCCCCTGCGGTATTACCATTTACTGGTTATTATATTTCTGAATAAATTTTAACTTTTTATATTTATATCTAACAAAACAACAATTTTTTATGAAATCAGACATTTTATTAAGCCTTATTAAAGAAGTTGTGAAGAACGAAGTGAAAACTCAAGTAAAAGAGCAAGTAACAGAACAACTTGTAAAACTTATCAAATCTGGCGCAGTTACATTAAACTCACAAAGTAAAAAAGAAGTACCATCATTAAAAGAAATGACGGAAGTAAACACTACTGCTCCTATTAGAAAGCAAACCGTATTACCAACTCAACGAACAAAAAGGGAATTTACAAAAGACCCAATGATAAATGAGATTCTTAATATGACACAGCCATTTTCATCTGCACATAGAAGTGAAGGTTCAACACCGAGTGTATTAGATGGTCTTTATCCAGAAATGGGTGTAGAAAATGAATGGCAAACTATGGATTTTAGAGGAACTGATTTACACAATGGTAGTATACCTACTACGGGTAATTCGGAAGTAGATGTAATAACAAAAGCATTAAATAGAGATTACACCGAATTGGTTAAAAGATTTTAATAAAAAATGGCAATAGAATTAGGTAAGGTTAATGTAAGTGACTTAACAGAGAATAATTACAAAATATTAGGTATAGGTATAAACCGTATATCTGATAATAATGGTATTTTTCCTGTAAATTATACAACATTAAGTCAAGCTAAAGACAATTTAAAAAATTTAATTCTAACAAAAAAGGGAGAAAGAGTTATGAATCCTGAATTTGGATGCGATGTATGGTTATTATTATTTGAACAAATCATACCAGGACAAATTGAAACTCAAATAGAAAATACAATATTGGATGCCGTTAGTAATTGGTTGCCATATCTAAATATAGATGAAATTATATTTGATTACGATGAAACTGATATTGATGTAAATAATATAAATTTAGATGTGAAATTTTCATTAGTTTCTAATCCAAGTTTGTCAGAAACATTAAACATAAGTATAAATAACTAATTCAATGGCGATAAAACCTATAAATAAAAGTTTTGGTAGTAATAATAAAAACATAAATTATGTTGGTAAAGATTTTGCTTCCTTAAAACAAACTCTTATTGATTTTACAAAAACGTATTACCCAAATACATATTCAGATTTCAGCGATTCATCGCCTGGTATGGTATTTGTTGAACAGGCGGCTGCAATTGGTGATATTTTAACATTCTATCAAGATACACAGTTAAAAGAATCATTGCTATCCTATGCAACAGAAAGAAAAAATGTAGTTGCACTGGCACAAACTATGGGATATAAACCCAAAGTAACAACTCCCGCAGTAACAACATTAACTGTATACCAATTAGTCCCAGCAAAAGGATTGGGTGTAACTAATGCACCAGATGAAACTTATTATCTTAAACTAAAAGATGGATTAGAAGTAACATCTACTAGTAATTCTAATATTATATTTAGAACAGTTGATAGTGTTGATTTTGCAAATAATACTGAAAGAGAAATTGATGTATATGAGAGAGATACCACATCAGGTGAACCTACCTTTTATTTAATAACAAAAAAAATAAAAGCAATATCTGCAACAGAAAGAGAAACTGAATTTACGTTTGGTGATTATGTAGAATATCCGTTTGTAACTATAAATGATATCAATGTTATAGAGGTTACATCCGTAACATCCGATGACGATTACGTTAAATGGTACGAAGTTCCGTATCTTGCACAAGAAAGTGTATTTGTAGAACAACCTAATTTAGAAGAAAACGGGCAGTTAAGTTCAAATTTGACAAATGTTCCATATATTTTAGAAGTACAAAAAGTACCATACCGATATTCTGTAAAAGTTAATTCAGATAACACAATGGATTTGCAGTTTGGAAGTGGTGATTCTAATTTGGCAGATGAACTAATATTACCAAATACTAAAAATATAGGGTTAGGATTAGCCAACTCAATAAAAAGATTAAATGATGGTATTGATCCATCTAATTTTTTAAAAACAAATACATTTGGAATAACTCCTGTAAATAAAACATTAAAAGTAAAATACTTAATAGGTGGTGGGATTGAATCAAATGTAAATGTTGGTGATTTGACATCAATACGTAGAATAGAATTTGAGGAAGATTTATTATCAGTAACAAATCAAGCATTGTATAGTACTATAAAGCAATCAATCGCAGTAGAAAATTTAGAAGCAGCGGTTGGTGGTAGAGATAGTGAATCAATTGAAGAAATTAGACAAAACGCATTATCAACATTTGGTTCTCAAAATAGAGCAGTAACAAGACAGGATTATATAGTACGTGCGTTATCAATGCCAGAAAGATATGGTAGTGTTGCAAAAGTATATGTAAGTCCTGATGGGGAGATTGATAATAATTCACCATCATCTATATTAGCATCTCCAAAAAATATAGCAGAATTTGTTGGTGTAGTAGAAGGATTAAAAGATAAATCTAAATCTGAAATACAAACTGAATTAGTAAAATATCTATCTCAAAAGAAAACATCAATATCTGAAATAAATAATCCATTCGCAATAAATATGTATGTACTCGCCTACGATGGTGATAAAAAACTTACACAATTAAATTCCGCAGTTAAACAAAATTTAAAAACCTATATAAGTGAATATAGAATGTTGACGGATGGTGTAAACATTATAGATGGGTTTGTTGTAAATATTGGAGTAGATTTTGAAATAATAGTTTATTCTAATTATAATAAAAGAGAGGTATTAACCGCGTGTTTGACAGAAATACAAAGTTACTTTAATATAGATAAATGGACGTTTAATAAGCCAATAAACATTTCAGAAGTAGAATTACTTCTCGCAAATGTAGAAGGTGTAATGAGTGTACCATCTGTAAAGGTATATAACATATGTAAATCTGATAATGGGGAAAACTATTCTGAAAATCGTTATAATATTGACGAAGCAACGGTTGGTAAAATGGTATACCCATCAATTGATCCGTGTGTTTTTGAAGTTAAGTATCCAAATAAAGACATTAAGGGGAGGGCATTGTAATGCATAAATTATTCACATCATCATTTGACGCAAGTATATATCTTCAACAACCGGATCAAAATGCCGGTAGAGATGAAATTTTAGAAGTAGGTAAACTGTATTATGGTTCTATTAAAGATATATCTCGAGCTTTAATTAAATTTGATACGGGTTCAATTAAATCCGAAATACAATCAATAGGTTCCGGAAGTTGGTCAACTTATTTAGTATTACGTTCTGCAAATTCAGAAGAGATTCCATTAGAATATACAATATATGCAAATGCGGTTTCTCAAAGTTGGAATATGGGAACTGGTACTAAATTTGATAATGTTAGTACGGATGGGGTAAGTTGGAAATATAGAAATGGTGTAGATAGTTGGCAAGATAATGTAATAGGTGGTACTGCCGTTTTTGCAGCAGGAACAACAGGTTCAGCAAATGCAGAAGGAGGTACTTGGTATACGGCATCTATGGCATCCCAATCATATAATTATGAATTAGATGATGTTAGAATGGATGTTACTAATATAGTACACAAATGGGTTAGTGGTTCATTGCCAAATAATGGATTTATAATGCATCACAGTTTAGAAAACGAAGAAAATACATTAGATTATGGTGTATTAAAATTCTTTTCAAAAGAAACACATACTATATATGAACCAAAATTAGAATTAGTTTGGGATGATAGTTCTTTTATAACCGGTTCATTATCAGTAATACCAGAAGAAAAATTTAAAATAGTTTATTCTAATTTAAAATCAAAATATCCACAGAATGGTAAAGTTAAGATACGTGTAAAAGGTAGAGAATTATACCCACTACGGACATTTAGTGAAACTTTTGATTATGATAATACGAGTTATTTGCCATCTGGTTCATCTTATTATCAATTAGAAGATTATGTAACAAAGGAGATAATATATCCATTTGGAGATTATACAAAAATAAGTTGTGATGTTAGTGGCAGTTATTTTACTATGAATTTACATACAT